AGTACACAGAGCGATGATTAGATCAGGATCGACATTTCATGTTCGATTCTGGTTGACGATGTTCAGTCTTTATCGACCCATCGAGTTTGTCGGGAAATTTTCCCTTCAAACTATCATCACTCCTGGACCAGTCATAAGTAACGGTCTCCGGGTAGAATTCTGTGAGTCTTTCTCAGAATTCCTGAAGAACTATCGCATTAAAACCGCGAGAATGCCTCAGGTAGAAGAAGAATCGGGATCAATACCTTTTTGGATTGATTCCTTTTCTCCTAATAGTACCCGGATTGAAGAAAAAGGGAACAAGTGCGTTTCGACGCATTTGCACTCTCTTATTTCCTCCATATTCGCCCTAGGGCGAAATCCGAAACCTTGGCTGAAAGCGTTTGACGCGGTCTGCGAGCACTCGGGGCAGTCATCCTTAGGATTACTTGCCCTATCGTCTCGCCTCCTTTGGGGGCGATCTTCGGTAACTTTTACAGCTGTGGACCAATTTATTGGAAAACTGGGACTAAAGGTAGAACCTGCTGGTAAGATTCGCGTCTTCGCTATGGTGGATCCGTTCACCCAGTGGGCGTTGAAACCATTGCACACAGCTATCCAACGGATCTTAAAGCAGATTCCCACGGATGCGACATTCAATCAACTAGGACGAGTAGAAGCGTTTAACACGTATCTACTCGAGCATAAGATCACAGAAGTTTACTCCTATGATCTTACTGCTGCTACTGATCGTTTGCCAGTGCAACTTCAGGAAATAATTGTGGCCTTACTTTTCGGCGAGAACTTTGCTCAGGCGTGGCGAACGATCTTAACAGATCGTTGGTACGCATTACCTGGACTGGGTCCGGTAACCAATCATCGGAATCTCGAGTATCATGGAATAACTCCAGGAGACTCGAATCCCAATGTGCAGTTATCGTCCAATCTAAAGAAAGTAATGGCGGTCAAGTACGCACAAGGGCAACCTATGGGTGCTTTATCGTCCTGGGTAATGTTAGCACTTACTCACCATGTGGTGGTAGCTACCGCCGCTAGAAGAGTCAGTTCGGCTGTCTTCTCAAACTATTTAGTCTTGGGTGATGACATTGTGATTGCAGATAAAAATGTAGCACGTGAATATCTCGAGATTATAAAAGAGTTAGGATGTCCGATTAACATTCACAAATCAATCATCAGCAATAATGGTTCATTTGAGTTTGCGAAAAGATTCATTATAGCTGGCGTGGACGTCTCCCCAGTTTCCTGGAAGGAGATGTTCGTTTCGGCAGTCGATTCTCGAGCATTAATGGCTTTGGTTGCAAAACTAAAGAAGGTTGTGCCTCGATTACGAATGTCGTCAGTAGCTGCTGCTTTGGGATATGGTCACAAGGCCCTGGCCCGGATAATGGGTTCATTTACCCGTATATCCATGGGACTTCGTAGACTGACCATAATGATGACTCTACCTGGCCAAGGTCCATTCGCAACTCTGATTTCTCAGACGCAATGGATACTGTCAGATAGACCCAATCATTATGCCGGTCATAAACCGAAGGAAGGCCTTGCTGAGTGGGCCAGAGGTTTAGTCGATACGTATATCGATTCTATCCCGCAACCCACCGTTCCTCGCGAACGCGATGAATTCCTCAAACAAGTTGAAAAACTGTTTGTGCCAGATTACTCTGGGATCGGAGTTCATTGGCGCGCTGGGAACGTACCAACATTCCACTTTTTAGGGGAAACTTTGGCGAATTGCCTTATGACCCTCTATAATGACCTGTGGAATAAGTACGATGACTCATTGATAGGAGCAAAGGAAGTTTTCGATTCAGGTGAAATGGATGAGGCTGAAGAAGCCTTTGAAATGAATCCCGTTGAGATGCTCGATAAACTCTTTGAACTGAAGCAACGTGCCGAGAAGGATTCTGTGATATCGTCTTCCGATCAGGATGTCCCCAAAGTCATAGACAATGTGGTCACTCTGAACCGGAATCCGATTCTCAGAATAGCAGATCATGTTCGTCAGGGGTTCTCACGCTTGTCGATCCAACTGGACTCGACCCTTAGAAAAGGTCAAGTTCGAAAAATCTCTAACGATGACATCCATTAACGAACTCAGGTCTCTAAGAAGAGACTAAGACGCCACGGCGTTTTGGATATTCTTATACTATTATCCAGGGTTCTAGTAACTTTAAGAGGAAACTCAAGAAGTGTGCGAAGATGCATCAGGTGTCAACGGACTGTCAACACCAATTGGCATAAGTTGTAAAATTACTAAAACGCTCTAATGCGCCGTCCGATA